CTGGCGAGTACCCATCCTTCCATTGCTTACTTTGTTTCATTGCTTCTACATGACCAATAATTTGATCAGCTATCTTATAATACTTTTTAGCCTTCCAGCGTTCAAAGCATTTTTGTTTAGCTACTTTTCTTATGGACGGATATAACTTCCAAAACCTATCAAAAGTTTCTTCTATAGAAACTTGCTCCACAGGATCTGTCTCTGTCTCTGTCTCTGTCTCTGTACCCCCACTTTGCTCCATGTTTGCTAGCACGTTGCTATCTAGCTCTTCTAACCATGGTGTGAGTGAAGATAAACACTTGTTTAATAAAGGCTTTTCAATTCTAAGTCTAAAAGCCATAGTGTCCACGGATGGTAAATTACCATCAATATCCTCTGCGGCCAACAACCATAAATTAATAAGCATTTTTGCGGATAATGGATCTAAATTATGCCATTCAAAGTCATCTAATAACGATCTATGTACTTTTATCCATGGCGGACATCTGTCATGGTAATGTTGATATTTACTCCAGTTTCTTATTTTCATAAACTCTCCTTAAGCGTAACACATTGAAATATGGTATAATACACGTCCTTTCCTACAAAATTCAACTGTATCATCCATAGAGCGGTAGTATACTGCTAGCAAAAAAATAGAGCAAGAAAAATATTTTGCTAAAATGCTTGACTTCTATTTTCAATTAGATCAATATTCGTTTTGTAGTCTTTATTAACTAGGAGAGAATAATGGATACAAATAAAAAATTACCTAACTTAAAACCAGTACCTAAATGTGGTGAATGGGCAAATAACAACCCAAATGTATTTGAAAACTTTTTTAATAGAACTGGCCCTCATAGAACTTTAACAATAGATGAAATATTTGCTGACTTTGAAAATGATATTCAAAATATCAAGGGAGGTGAATAATGGACGAAAGATGGTTAGACTATGATGAGTATTTAGATCAACAAGAGTTTTGGAGACAAAAAGAACTTGAAGAGCAATATCAATTAGATCAGCAGGAGAAGCATGATGGATAACTGGGGATGGAATAAAGACAAACACTATACCTGGTATAACCAATGGGACTTTAAAACTCCCAGGACTTATAGGGAGCGTTATGGTGTTGACTATAAGCGTAATGAAAATTTTGAAGATGAAGATGTTGCATTAAATAGGTTTATTGTGGTAGTGTTATTGCTCATATTAATTTACGGAGGGTTATTATGGACGAGTTAGAAAAAATTATTGAACAGTTGCAACTAATGAATGAAGATCTGCGTGAGTCAAATGATAAGGCAGATCAAAAAGAGCATTACATTAGAGAATTACAATTAAAACAATTGCAGGAGAGTGCAGATGAGTAAACAAGGCGTAGTAAACATTCGTGGTAAAGAATATAAAACAGTAGCATTACGTGTACAAGAATTTAGAGAGCAATTCCCTAATTATTTTTTAACAACCGAGATCATTAAAATTGATGATGAACAATGTATTGTTAAGGCTTATGCAGGTGTTCACTTAGAAGGTGGTCAAGTACAAACATTTGCTACAGGACATGCACAGGAGTTCCGTAAAGCATCACAAATTAATGGAACATCCTATGTAGAAAACTGTGAGACTTCAGCTATTGGCAGATGTTTAGCTGCATTAGGTTTAGGCGGTACAGAATTTGCCTCTGCTAATGAAGTAGTGAATGCTATTCATCAACAAAATAACCCAGTAGTCCAAGAAGTAACTGAAGAGCAAGTGCGAGCTGCTAAAGATACATTAACAGAAGCGGCTAGAACTGGTGAACTTAAAAAAGCATTTTTTACATTTGGCCCAGAGCTACAAGAAAAAGTACGTGAGTTTGCTAACGAACTTAAGAAGTCTGCATGAGTTCTCATTTAATTGATAATAGGCGTCATAACGTTATTACAGCTAGTATTGCTTGGTCGGCAGTATATGAGAGGCAAAAGTTATGGCGTCAAATGACTTTACGTGAGCCTCCATTTGAAGGTAATGAGATGACTGAATACGGTAATATTCATGAGGCTATTGCATTATCTGCATTAGAAAAAGAATTTGATGACATTGTAGAGCCTGGCAATAAGTTTGTTTTACATGATAAATTACCGTTTGGTGCAAGTCCAGATGGATATTATGATGGCAATGTTGTTGAGATCAAATGTCCTTACACTCAGGAAATATATAAAGAGATCCCTGAGCGCTATTACTTTCAAATGCAAATGCAAATGGAAGTATGTAAGATGCCTCATGCGTATTTTTATATATGGACGCCAAATGAAACAAAGATACAAGTAGTAGACAGAAGTAAGGCATGGCTTGAATGGTATACGCCATTAGCGCTGGAGTTTATAAAATATGTTGAAGATGACATAGAGCCTAAACGCTGGACTAAGAAACCAATTTTTAATAGGGAGTAAAGTATGGCTGAGTATGATAACAGTAATAGAATTGCTGGATGGTTACGTGAAAGTAAAACAGGAAGCAAGTACATTTCATTTAGCATCAATGTAGATGGTAAAGAATATACTGCTGCAGTATTTAAGAATGAAGTTGAAGAAGGATCTAAGAAACCGCTTTATACAGGTAAGGTAACACCTAAAGGCGAATATGCACCAAGTGGGCCTGCTGTTGAAGGTACAGATGAGGATGTGCCATTTTAAGGCGCATCCCCATAAGCATTGGAATTACTTGTTCATTACGTACATAGTGACTTCGAAACCAAAACGCATTTCAGTAACTGCTGGAGTTGTCCACATGATAATGTCCTTTAATATATTAATGCAATATTGCCATTTCATTATCGGCTATAAAGTGAGTTTTCGCTATCAGTAAAAACATTAAAAGAAAGTAAGCAAATGATAGAGGTAAAAGAGTCACTTAGATCAGAACTTATATTAACACCGGAAGGTAAATTATTAATGGCTGTAATGATCCAGGCCATAACAGAAATATGCGGTACTAATACGCATAATAGGAAGGTGTCTTACAATTGGCTTATGAAGGAAAAGAATTCTGTAGCTGATATATGTCTTATATTATCCGGATATGATAGACACCATATAGAAAATATGCTCATTCATAAGTTTGGTCATGATGAGTATTATGCTTTAAAAGGAGACTCATAATGGGAATAGAAACAGCAGCATTTTGCCTTGCCTTGGCAGCCTACCATGAAAGCCGAGGCGAGCCTACATCTGGCCAAACGGCCGTCATGTACGTATTGCTTAATAGAGCGCAAAGTACTAAAAACGTATGTAACGAACTACATAAGCCAAAACAATTTTCTTTTATAGGGAATGTTGAGCTGGCATCAAAATTTCAGTTGCAACCTTATTTAAACATGGCGTATAATGTGCTTCATAAAAAAGTAAAAGATCCCACAAAAGGAGCAATATATTTTCATAGAAAAGATATTAAACCTACATGGGCTAATAATAAACCAGTTAAAGTGGCAATAGGTAACCATATATTTTATTGAGGTCATTATGAAAAAAGAGCCGGCAGGATACTTGTATGAAGAATTTGATATTAAAACAGGTGAGCTTAAAAAGTCTTACTTGTGGTCATTCCATCCAAAAGAACTTTCATATCTTAATGACTTAAAAGGGTCAACTCATCATATTAAAATAACACCATTGTTTAGAGGCGATAAATTTGAAGAGTACAAAGCAATGAATAAGTACGACTCAAAACGTCTTGTGGAGGCGAATAATGGTCTCTAAATACGAAGGTAATGGTTATTTACTTGTAGGCGCTATTATTGGAGCTTTAATTACATGGTCAGTTATGACATATAACAGCACTACAAAAAAATACCACATGAATTTAAAATGTATTCAAGGTGAATTATACGAAGAAATAAGACCTAATATATTTGCTAAAAGTCATTTAGAATGTTTTGAACAAACGAGGTTATGATGTATACAGTACTAGACGATAGAAAAAAAGCCGAAGATATAAAGGCATATATGGAAGCTCATCCTGGAGCTATAAGAAAACAAATATATCATGAATGCCACATTACCAGATATAGGGCTAAGATGTTAGAAGATCAGGGCCTTGTTAAATTGCCATTACCATTGACTAATAAACAGTCTTTGATGAAGGCACGTAAGAAGTCATCAATGTTGTTTTATTTATAGGAGGCAGTATGTCAGATAACGTAAACCACCCTAGACACTATAATATCGGAGGCTTAGAAACCATAGATATTATTGAAAGTCGTTTAACTAAAGAAGAGTTTGTTGGATACCTTAAAGGTAGTAAGATGAAATATGACTTACGTTACCCATTTAAAGGTAATGTAGAAGAAGACTTGGCAAAGTCTGAATGGTTCAAAAATAAACTTATTTCAGTTTTAAGAGATCAAGAAGTTGTAAACCCTCCTGAAATTGAAGCTCAATTACAAAGGTTTGATGATGAATAAAACATATTGGATAGTCGTAACTATATTAGCTGCATTAGCTATTATTTGGACTGAACAGTCTTTTGGTCAAACTATTATTGCTCCAGACGGTACTGTAACTGTTTGCACGGTATCTAAGGATACGATCATCTGCGTATGACGCTAGGGATGCGCAATAGTAATGCCAAGTTTATAGACTTTGGCTTTTTGTCTGGAATGATACCAGGTAAGAATATATTGCCGACAAACCTAGATATGGTTATATGTAAAGACGGTAAAAAATTTTTGGTAGGCGAGTGGAAGCATCACAATGAACCTATGTCAATGGGTCAAAAAATAGTATTAAAAGGATTGGCAGCTCAAGAAAACTTTACCGTTTTAGTTATATATGGGCATAGTGATAATGAAAGAACTGAAGTAGATAACTTTTATCAAGTAGGAAAAGATAAACTTATTTACATAGATAAAGGCCCAGAAGCATTAAAAAGCTATATAAATACATGGTGGAAACTCAAGTAAAACAATGACTTATAAAATAATTAAAAATATTTACAAAAAAGTGTTGACATCATGCTAGCAAATATATAGCATACACATATCGCTAATTTATATCTACTTGCAGGCGATCAAGAAATTTTGCTAAAGGAGAACAGCATGACAACGTTTAAATATGAAGTATTAGTACAACTTGGCCACTTAAAAGCACTTAAACTTTTTGTGGCTAAAAACGACATAAGATATTATCTTAACGGTGTTTACGTTGAGTTTAATAAATATAACACTATCTTTGTTGCAACTGATGGTCACCGACTATTAAGTACAGCAGTCTATCATAACGAAGTACAGCACGGTAGAGATACATTAGGAGTAGTTATTCCTATTGAGACTATTGATGCCTTACTTAAAGTTAAGTCAACATTAGGTGCAGCTAGCATATCAGTAGAAATTGAGAGCAATGTGGTTACGAAAATACATATTGTAAATGATGTTGTTAAGTTAGAAGCACGTCCAGTTGTAGGTAAGTATCCTGACTTTAGAAGAGTATTCCCAGAGTCAGTATCTAATGAACCTGGTAATTATGACTTTACATATCTTAATGACTTTAATAAGGCCGCAGAATATATCTCTGGCGTTAAGAATAAAAAAGCATCATTAAGTCAAAATGGTATTAAACCAGCATTAGTTGATCTTGACTGCCCTGACTGTGTTGGTGTTATTTCACCATTAAGAGTTGAGTCATCTATTACAGGCGCACCAAAATTTATATTTGATGAGCCTAAAATATCTGTAAAGGAGGCTGCATAATGACTACAGATAACAAATACAATGGATGGTCTAATTATGAAACTTGGAGAATTAATTTAGAAATATTTGACTATTTTGATATATCTGACTACTCTAAAGATCCATACTACTTATCTAAACAATTAGAAGACTATGTAGAAGAAATAATATTTATTGATGTGCCAGACGGTTTAGCTAAAGACTATGCTGGCGCATTTATAAGACAAGCAAACTTTTATGAAATTGCAGAGCATTTAATTGAAGACTGGAAGTATGATAACCCAGATGAAGTTGAGGAGAAGGAAGATGACACACTTTAACTTTAATGAATGGCAACAAAGACTGGATCTTGATGAGGAAGACTTGATAGACTGGCTAGGGTTGAGTGATGATCAGATAGAGCGTTACAAAACCCACAGAGTGCCAAAGTATATTGAAGTGGCATGCAGGTTTATAGAGTGGTGTTATTGTGAAGCATTAGATGAATTAAATGTAAA